AGATTTTATTGATTATAGATATAAATGAACCCACTGGCAATTCAGCTTCTTTTTGCTGCGGCTCTGTCGCAATGACTGGAGCAGTGCTACTCATCATCTCTATTGCTTGTGCGAGTTGTTTTACTTTTATTAAACACAAATCGATTGTCTCATCAGTGACATCGCTATCACGAATAAACTTCTCGAATGCTTTGATTTGATCCTTAACTTGTTCTACGTTACCCATATTTTTTAATCCTAATAATGGTGTGTTCTCGTTTGCACCCCAAGCAGTTAAACTTGAGCCTTCAAATAGCATAACCTCGTGTATCTCATTTGCTTCACCACTCTTTTGCTCTCTTAGCGTTCTAAAGCCAATTGAATGCTCACCAATTAGTCCACTCTCTACCATTTTGATAAAGTCCTTACCAAGTTGGTGAGTGCCTATTTTCGACTCGTAATAGAGTCCATAGCTATCTTCCTTTAGACTCATTAATTTACCCAAAGGTTTAGATGGGTCATGGTTTAGTAAGTGCTTAATCCTTTGCTTACCATCTACACCCCAATCTTGGATAGACCTTTTAAATGCACCTGGCATCATAATATCGCCATCGCTATCCACCATACCAAATGCAGAGAAGTAACCACTTACTACCCCACTTTTCGCATCAACATCTTTGACCTCAAGACCAAAAGACTTGTAATTGTAAATCATATTCTTTTTATTATCTATTTGTTCTAATTTGCTTATTGCCCAATTTATCCCAGCATCCCCGCCCCAAGCATCCCACATTATGCCACCGCATCCTTCATCATAAGGGACATCTTTGTGTTGTTGATGTCTCTTAAATGATGCCATCCTTGCGATAGTATCACGTGACAATCTCTCACGGTTTGCAAGTTGCCTTGCTCTTGTCCATCCCACATCAGTCCCACAAGTGCTACCATTCTCCTCTTTATATTTTAATGCCCTCTTAGCATTATTAGTCGCTGCCTCTGGATAGTCGTTGTAAGTATCCGCCTTTTCCTCTTTTCCATTCTCTCCCTCCTCTGCCAAATAAGCCCTATAAGCCGCGTTGGCATTCTCCCTTGAAGTATAGATACATTCACCATTTTCACCTATTTTGTACTTACCGTTACTTTCACAATATATTACTGGCATCTTACTCTATTGTTGCGGCATTAAGCCTTGGTTTTAAAATTAATCTCCCATTGCTATCTCTCTTAGGTATAAAACCAATCGCACATCGGCAGTTGATTGTAAACCCAGCTGGTGCAGTAATGTCCCCAGGTTGCATCGCGCTAACTGGCTGACCTTCTTTACCCACCGATGTAAATGGCTCATCATATCCAACTATCACACCATCCAACGCAACGTGATCAAAAGTATCTTCTGGTATTCTTCTCGTTCTACTATCTCTCGCACTTATCCATTGCTTGTCCACCTCAAAGTCGTGAGCCTCCGCTCCTTTCATCGCACCTATGTTACTTGCCCTCATCACCTCGGTTCTTGCTATTCTCCTTGCTCTAAAAGCTGAGTAATTTAGTTGCTCATCACTCTTAAGTAATCTAACAATCTCCTCAATGCTTAAGCCTTCATTTATTCCCTTAGTCACTATATCATTCATCTTCTTTTTAGTAGTAGATGTGATGTCTGCAACTAAGACAAAGCCTTGTTGAAACAAAAATTCAATTACCGCCGTTGTCCACTCCTTATTAAATCCAAAAGTGTCAGCCTTACGATTAGCCTCAATCTTTAGGACTCGATAAGTGGCATTTCCAAAAGTAACCACAGTTTCCTTATACATTTGTTCAAAGAGCCTTGTTATCTCCTTGTCCCACACATCCAATCCCAACCTACTTCTTGCACCACTCACACCATATCTACTCACATCACCAGCAAACTTCACAAACTGCTTATATATGCTATCTTTTAGTTTGTTAAAATATTTTGCCTCTATCCCCCTCCTCAATCGCTCCACTTTGAGCCAATATGTCTCTCTCTGCTTTGCGTTCATATTCTTCCTTTAATTTCTCAAATAATGACCTACGAACCTTGTTCATCATCTCTCGCTCCACTTGACAATTCCTCTCGCTCAATGTTTTCGGATATTGTGTCATTACTTGAGTCCATAGTATCACTTCCGTTTGTGTCATCGTAAGTTAAGTCCATTGCTACTTGATCTAACACCACCAAACCTTGGTTAACATATGAATACTCATAAGCACCAAACTTAGGCTCATAGTTCATTGCAATTCTCTTCTCATCCATTGTTAACCAGTTCGCATCACGCAATACACGAGTCATTCGCTCCATATCTTGCTGCATCTCTGGGATTGATGTAATATCAAAGTCGATATACACATCCTCACCATATATTGGAAGCAACCACCTATTTAACTCATCACGGAGTGTGCTACACAAAGGTATGATTGTGTTAGTCATCATATCTCTCAATGCATTCTGATAGTTGTTGTATGATGTTGTATCGGTATCAAATAATACTTGTGGTAAGCCAAACACACGACACCATTGTTGAAGTGACATCTTTAATGTACCCATCAACTCCATATCTACCGATGACAATCCAAAATTAAGATAATCCCAAGGTGTTTGAAGCACTCTAATAGCACCCTTGTTATCAATGCCATTCAAATCATCATTCACCGCTCTTTTAATGATGTTCGCTTGTTCGATTGTAAATTGAGCCACGTTTGTACCAATTGGTTTAGGCACAATCGCACCTTTTGCTCCACCATTCGCAGTCATTGCTGCACTGGCATCGTGAGCGTTGTTACTCATTCTTAAAGTAGAATAAGCTGATCTAAGAGGAGAAAGACCCCTCATATGTGAACGAGTAACATCGTTAAAATCTGGATTCCAAGACTTCCACGCACAAACCTGATCCTTTGGAATGTCAATACTTTGAGACACCATCAACTTATAACCCAATAGACCGTATAAGTCGCGTGGGTCAGGGTAGATGTCCAAGAATTGGGTTGGAAGAACATTGAGTTCGAGAAATTTACCACCTTGTATGTTACCATTGTTTCCGTATATGTTACCTTCACCAGATAAGATTCTATAACCAAATAAATTTTCTAAAAATTGGTCTTGTGCCTGATACTGGTTTGGATTTTCCAAAAGTTTAGCAAGGTCGCTATCCATAACAATATTATCCGAGTAAGCATTCTTCCTTTCAATCATTGCTCTCTCAAAAGCACCTTTATTCGCTAAACCTTTGCTTAGTTGCTTATAACGAAGTAATGAAGTTTTTGCCTTCTCGCCTTTGTTTAATTTGTAAACGTACCAAGGTACACTTGCGGCTTTTCTTGCCAAGAAGCTGACAATAGAGTACACATCGGCATTGCCTAAGTATCCCTCATCAACATAACTTTTTGACTGATAATTTTGAAGCACCGCGCCATTAATTTGCTTTAGCGCATTGTTGCTTATATTTTGCAAAGGGTCTAAGCCTTTCTGCCTTTTAAAAACATCAAATAAACCCATTCTTTTTTATATTACACCCCAAGTCACACTTGGAATTGTTAATTTACTGAATATAGCATATCTCATTGCATCGGCAATGTGGTCATTGAATTTTACTGGTGCATCAAGCTTATTCCCATTTCTATCAGTCTTCCACCGATAATTCTTTAACTCTTTTAACAAATTTACACTTTCGTGGTCAATTATCAATGGAGTTCCTTTTACCGTTCTTATCCCCTCCGTCACATCCTTGTTAGCACTCTTAGCATTGTACCCATTTCGCACCAACTCCTCAATCGTTTTAGGCTCGGCTGCATCACAATAAATCTCATCTTGTGGGTTAAGTCCTAATCCCTTTAGTTTTTCAATCAGGTCATTGGTAGTTAGTTTCGCCTCGTAGATTAACTCCTTACAATAAGCAGCATTTTCTACAAACACCACTTTCACCAATGCCGTAGGCACGTTAAACCCAAAGTCCAAGCCATACACCGTCTCACCATCTTCTGGAAAGTTCTCAGTAGTCTTCCAGTGAGTATAAATTATGTCTTGAGATAGTCCCCTCTCGCCCAATCCGTAGATTTGCCAGTAGTTAGGATCAGCATCCTTCATTCTTTCTAATTCGAGAACTAGTTCTTTGGGAAGGAAAGGATTATCGCGAAAAGTCGTAATATAAAAATCGGCATCATCACGAGGTATGACCGCGTCATAAATCCAAGATGAGATGTCAGATGGGTTATAGTCAATCACTATCTTCCCCTCAGTACGCATTATCAACTGCATCCAAGCCTCATACGTTAATTCGTTAGCCTCATTGCAGAATAAGTAGTTTCTTGCTCTACCCCTTATCTTTTGCGGCTGGTCAGCACTCACAAACTCGATAATATTTCCATTTAAAGAATAAATTTGGTCGGTTTTGTTGTGGTTATCCTCTGAATATATACCAAGACGGGATAATATGTCAACAAAATCTCTTAGCACCGTACCCTTTATTGATGGGAGAGACTGCCTAACTATCGTTAAGGTCTTGCCATTCTCTTGCAACAACTTTACAACAAACCAAATAAGGATGTTGTAAGTCTTACCAGATCGTGAGCCACCTTGCATCACAGTTATTCGCTTGTCGCTATCACTCAGTAATTCAAAGACCTTGTTAGTTTGTAGTCGTGCATCCATTTTCAAGTATAAAAAAAAATTCTATATCTGTTTTTCGGTTTCAAAAGTAGAGTCAAAATAGGGGGTCATCGTGTAGGTCGAGTTTTGCTTGCCTTTTAGTTTTAGTGGTATCAAAAATGGGAGGAATATAAACCCGACCCGATTTTCGTTTCCTAAAGTACCCCCCTCATCGTGTGGCTACTACTATTAGTAGTCAGATAATAGGTTACTTCGACTTATAATATACATTATGTTAAGTAGACACCTAACTCACTCATTTTCAACCCCTCCCCTACCCTATTGTTAAGCGACCTTTTCCAGTTGCGGCTTGACCACCTCAACACTTACTTGGTTTAGATTACCTTCCACTTTGCTCTCGATCTTCTGAGTTGGCAAACCAACAAAGTATGACATAAATATTTGTAGAGCCTTCACATCACCCTTGGCAATCAATTCTTTAAGCTTAGTGAATGCAACGTCAGCCATAGGGCTAAGCTTCTCAATGAGTTCATACTCTTCCATCTTGCGCTTACGTCCAGCACCTGGTCTTGCACCGCCAAGGTTTGGGCTTCTCTTCTTTATCAGCTTATCCAATTGCTCTTGCTTCATATGTGATTTTTGCTGAATATTCAGTTTTAACTTTCTTGACTATCAATGATATGCTTTGGATTAACAACGAACTCCATATTATGCGTATGCCCCTTCTCGTCCTCTACATTCCTCTCAAATATCCTCAGACGTACCCAACCATTACTTTGCGGAATAGTGTCTAAATAAGCCTTAAAATCGCTTACAAACACATTGAGGTATAAGCAAT